TTGTCCATAGAAATTAAAGTCAAAAGATAAATCTATGGCGACAGATAATTGGTCATCCCCTACTTCGTAGGCTAATTCGCCTTCGAAATTACCTGCATTTTTTTGTAGTTGATAAAGGTCTTGATTAGCTTCGTACACGTACTGGCTGGAGGCCGAAAACGATAACACGAGCAGTAAGGCTATTAAACACCTCATGACTGAACATTTTTAAATTCTTTCTTACACTGCTTGTCAGTTTTTGTTTTTGTAGAAAATGTTTTTACTATTAAACCTGCTATATCTTTTTTAGCTTTTTTTCTAACAGGGTTGAGCTCGTTGGTGCAATCTTGCACGTATAGCTTTTCATCTATTACATATTTATCTTGTTTCTTTTGTTTATATTCTTGGTAGTCGGGTCTTAAGCTAGGATATTTTTCCCATTCTTTTTTAGCCTCTTCGCCTATCTTACCTTCGAATGGGCATGGGGTGCCTGCCATTTCCATAGCTTGAAAAACCCTTTCGTCTTGACATAACAAACCAACAGCCGCTACCTTCATGCCCATATCGTACACATATTTGGACAGTTTCAAGCGTTCACAATTCATATCTCTAACGGATTTACCGCCTGAAAAACCAAACACTTGGCCCTGGTAGGCTCCACTGATTCCTGTGGTACACAAATCTTGAGAATAGCTCATGATACTAGGGGCTATGGCCGATGCTGGTGGGGCTTTTGTATTTATATTTTGTGTGATTACTTGTTCTGATTTACTTTCGTTGTAGTTTGTATTTGTATTATTGTTCGTGTTATTCGAAGTCGAATTGCTCTCATTAATGTTCGTGTTATTGGTATTTACATTTGAATTAGACTCACTGTAATTGTTATTGGTGTTCGTATTATTTGAAGTTGTATTATTGTTGACGTTTTGATTTACATTAGATGTAGAAGTTGAAACGCTAGTGTTAACGTTATTGTTGTTATTGGTGTTAACACTTGTAGATGTCGAAGTATTATTGTTGTTGTTAGTATTCGTGTTCGTGTTAACACTTGTATTTGTGTTCGTGGTGGTACTAACGTTAGTATTAGTATTGTTATTAGTGCTAGTGTTAACATTCGTATTCGTATTAGTATTGGTGTTTGTATTGGTATTTGTATTCGTATTGGTATTAGTATTAGTATTGTTTGTGGTGGTATTGTTAGTCGTATTTAACGCTTCACAATATTGGGTTCCTGCATCACAAGTTCCCGTAGCACCACTATCTTGTGCTTGAACATTACTAACTAATGTGAATCCTAATAGTAGGAAAAAAACTTTACTCTTTCTTACCGCTACCATTGGAGGCTCCAAAATAGAATGATATAACAGCACTGGCTAAGCCTCCTAGATAGCCCAGCACTAAATTAATAAGTGCCTCACTGTTTTGTTCTGGTGGCTGTAAAGTCACCAAGAAGATATAGCCTAAAAACCCGCCTAGTGTGGCTATACCCATTATTTTTGCGGTCCAATCACCGCTAAATCTGTTTCTTGCACTCTCTTTGTCTTGTGTTTCTAACCTAAACACATCCACTTCGAGTTCTTTCATTTGAAGTTCAAATGCTTGTTCTGCTTTTTTAAGTTCAAGCATCTGTTCTGGGGTAGCTGCACTAACTGCTTTTTGCAACGATTTTGGGTCGTTAGAACAACCTAATACCTCTGCAATCATATTAGCAGCCATGCCTCCCATTGGCCCACCTAAAGCGGTGCCTAAAGTAGGAGCTACCGCACCTACTACATTTTTTAATATATCCTTCATCTTCCTACTGCTTTTTGAGCTTTTTTGTGGGCAGCAGTAAAAGTACTACCCTTCATCATAAGGTTCTTCATATATTTCATATGTTTAGCCGTATGATGTTTAGAGTGCCGCTTCATGCTGGCCTCTTGTCTTTTGGTCAACCCTTTTTTCTTTACAGGTTTTCTTTTTTTCCTAGCGACCATATCCGTACATGGATTTCTTTTTCTTCATGGATTTTTTCTTTTTACCTTTAGCAGGTTTTTTCTTACCCATTTTTTTCATTTTATGTCCTGGCATTTTTATCTCCAAAGTTAATATCTATATTATTACCCGTAAGGGTTGCTTACGTCAATATCATCTTCTGATGACCATGTTATTCCGTCAGTATAAGATAACAAGGTGTTTAACTCTAAAGACTTAGAATTAAAATGATTAGTTATCCACTGCTTTACCACTGTGTCTGTAACGTTGCTTATATGTACAAAATCAACATCATCGGTGTCTTTAGCAAAGTAATTAAAAGTTATATGTTGCTTAGGTACAGTTACTGTATTGCTAGAGTTAGCTGTTTCATAAGCATTTATAGTGTATTCAACTTCTGTAACTAGAACTTCGCCATTCTCTGTTACTTGTTTAGAAGTTATAACATCTGGGGTAAAACTAGCTGTATATCTTTTTAAAACTGCCATAATTAACTTGCACTAAACTTAACAAATCTAACATCAGCTGACCCTATCTGCCTAGAGTTAGCATCGCCTTGCCCATATATATAACATTTTACTGTACCACTACCTGTATACCTAAACGCTATTGGTAAGTTAGCAGTGTCAGCACTGCTTGTAAGCCTAGACTCAGTTATATTTGTATTTAAATGTTCTATGTCAGGAGTTCTATAGACTACACCAGAACTGCTATCTAGTAACTCTGCCGTGTCACTACCACCTGATGTAACTGTAGTGTCGACCGTACCATCAGAAAATAGTAAATGTATCGTTTTGACTTGACCATTACCTCCAACTAATCGCACGTAACCTTGATAGAACCCAGCACCACTACCTACTGTAGTTATCTCTGCATATCTTTTAGAGTTGTTATTGAAGTTCCCAATAGTGCTACCTGTAACTGTGCCACCATTAGTAGGCAACACTAAATCTGTAACATTTATTTTTGCCGCTGTAATGCTGTTAGAATCAATCCTATCCGCAGATAAAAAACCTGCATTTATTTTTGTAGCATTTAAGGTATTTATCTTTGCGTCTTCTATAGTTGCATCTGCTATTTTTGCATTAGTAACTTGTAGGTCGCCTATTTTACCGGTTTGTATGGTTGCGTCTGCAATTTTAGCGTTAGACACGGCTAAATCCGCAATACGTGCAGTTGATATAGCTCCGTCTTGTATACGTGCACTATCTATGAATACTGTGCCACTGCTAACAATAAAAGGAGCAGTAGCAGAAGAACCATTGAAAATAGCAAATTTGTCTGCTTGAAACTGTACAAAAGACTGAGCACCAGAGCCATCACTCGCATTAGACCCTATAACCATACCCGCTACAGACTGACTACCATTTGATTCTGTAGTTGCTTGTAAAACAAACATAGCATTTAAATCACCAGTGTGACTTGCTGTAGTAGTATTTAAAGTAGTTATGGAACTGGTATTTCCATTTACTGTACTTGTCAGGGTAGTCAAAGAAGAAGCAGTGGCATTTTGTGCGTTAGTAACTGTAACTATGTCGGACTGTGCTGTAGCTAACGCTGCTGTAAGCGTAGAGCCCGTAAAACTTGTAGAGCCTACAAGAGTTACTAAAGTAGCATCTCTACCCGCAACCCATGCGTCATTAGAAGCGTTTCTTGTGTATACTTGCCCATCATCAGTATCAAACCATATATCAAAGGCTCCTATAGATGAGCCGTCTGCTCTGGTGCTAGGCTGACTAGAAGATTTTATTATATTAGCAGCAGCTGCTGTTGTAGTGATTAGACTATAACCAGGTAGGCCAGCTAAGGTCTCAGACAGCTGACTCATGACTGCACCTATATCTTCTAAGGTATCTGCTCTAGCCCCATTCGTGCCGTTGAAAGGGCCTCTGACTCCAGCCGTGCTTACAAATCTAACCCAATAATAGTAAGTTTGGTTGTACCCTACTACATCTGTGGTTATAAAAGAACTAGTGGTTGTCACTAACTGGGCTCCACCTACCTCATCATCTCTAGACCTATAAACTTCTGTAAAAGCGTGATTAGAATAAGTAGCAGGATTCCAGTCTATTATAACTTCTGTGAATGTTGAGGATGCAGTTAGCCCCGTAGGTGCAGGAGGGATGGATAAATCTTCTACTGTGCTGTCATTCGGTATAAAGTCTGTTGTGTCTGTAGCTGGGTCAAAATTCTTGTTTGCTCTTTTTTTAGCTACACCAGAGTCTATAAGTTCTCTTACGGTTACAGCTCGGTCTAAAGGG